CCCCCGGACGCCCCCGGACGGCTGCCACTCGCTGCCAATCGCAGCGAATGGGTACGAATCGCAGCTCTTCGCCCCGTTCATAAAAAGTTATTGAAATCAGCTTACTTTCCGCATATAATAGGCTTACACGGATGGGGGAATACAAATGGATATTCAATACTCCAAGCGAGCCGTAAAAGCTATAGCCGGGATGGACAGGACGACAAAGCAGCGTATACGAACGGCAATAGAGAAGATACCGGAGGGCGATATAAAGCCGTTACAAGGGTATCCAGGCTCATACCAGCTGCGTGTCGGAGATTGGCGCATCCTGTTTTCTTTCCCTGCGTCCGGTGTGCTGTTGATAGAAAAGATCGCTCCGCGTGGTGAAGTTTACAAGGGGGTGTAAACAATGTCACCGGCAAGAGATCAGTTAAACCACATGATAGACTATCTGCCAGAGGCAGAACAGGCGCTTTTGCTTGAGATCGTCCGGCGCTTTGTTTCGGATGATGTTGCTACGCCCGACGATATAGCGGCGATCTCCGCAGCTCGCAAAGAATACGATAGCGGGGAAACCGTTGCCCATGCTTCCGTATGGGGTTAACAGAAGATTGAGCGTAAATACCGGCGTAGGGCTTCGGCTCTGCGCCGGTTTCCCTTTCCCCCGGAAATATGCGGCAATCTGCAAGCAATTGTATACAGATGCTTGCAATTGCTATCAATTGCGTGCAAATGCTATCAAACGCCCGCAGATGATTTATTTATACAGAAAGAAAAAAGTGTATAAACAAGTCTTGCATTATCGCCCGGCGTGCGGTATAATATGGGCGTGTAGTAGTCGATAGATCGAGTACGGCGGGTGGCCTCCTTCTTTTACCCTCCGGTGTCTTAGGATGCCGGAGGGGTTTTTTATCTCTTGCTTTTTCCCGGAAAGTGCGGTATACTATTTATGCGGGTTTCATCCTTTCCAGCGTCCCCCGGTATCGTTTGATACCGGGGATTTTTAATACCAACTTTTGATACGTAGAAGCGGGGCAATATGCCCCGCTTCTTCTCTTATTCCTCCCCGGCAAAAAGCCGACGAAGCGTTACGCGGATTCCGTCATTCTGAGCGGAAATGCTTACAAGTTTTATAAAACCTGTATACTCGTAAGATTCCCCGTTGCTTTCATAACAGATCTTTTCTAAGTTCGTTTTCCTTGAAAAGAAGTCGGCAATCTCAACGACCGTTGATCCTGTAATAACTATATGCATATTCCCTGCGGTACTTATTCCGAAAAAAGAACAATTAAACGCTCTGTCATTTGCAAATATCATTTTATTATCCTCTCGTTAAAACCCACGCGTATGTACCGTCTCCGAGTTTTACATATTTCCATACAACGGAATAATCTTTATATTTAATCGTTAACGGCACTTTTAGATTATTTATCGTTGCGTATGATGCTCCTAAGTTTCCGGCTATAAATTCCGCGAAGTCGTATGCATTGGCGAGGCCGGTATTTATCCAGCTATTTGTATTGGCCGATGTTATTGTGCCTCCGCCTATCTGATCGCCGGATATGTATCCCGCATACTCTCCATTTAGCGTGCCGGTTTGAATGCGATTTGCAAACACATTCCCGGTAAACGTGCCGTCCGTTGCGTATAGCTGCCCGTTGCTGTTTACTCGGAATTTACCGCCGCCGAGGGCTATACCGTCCGCGCCGATGTACACACCGTCCACCGTCCCGTACAGCTCCGACAGCTTGTTATATATAGCGTTCTGCGTAATGGTGAACCCGCTGTCTTTGCTGCCGATAAACCCGGATGTTGCCGTTATCTTGCCGGTGATGTCTACACCGTCTTTCGTCGCCCTGAACACTTCCTGCCCGGAGCTTTCCAACACAAACCCGTCCGCCGTCAGAGACCAACCAAAAGAGGCGGAATTGCCGCCGGTCTGCGTCACTCTCGCGGCGATCTCCTGCGCGTGCAGCTCCAATGCCGCCCGCATTTCCGTTTCGCTCGTTTTTCTGGCCGTGACCTCCGCCTGAATGCTCGCGGCATTAACTCTAAGACTTGCCCGCGTCTCGGCAAACTGCCGGGTGGTCTTACGGTCGGTAGGAGATTTATAGGGGTACTCATGGTCAACCGCGTTCTCCTGCGGTGCGGCGATACGCGCTGCCATCAGCGTGGAGAAATTCGTTTCGTTGACGTAAATGCCGGAGAAAACACCGTTGATGGTAACGCCGTCACCTAACTCTGCCGCAGGGTCGAGCTTTGCCCATTCCGTGTCATACGGTCGATAGACAAACCCCCCGATGCTCTCTAAGATGTCGTTCGCTATCTGTTGAGAGCCCCACGGGCATTCAAGCTCTAAGACATTATCCCCGCTCCCGGCTTCATAGCACGTTTCATCATCCACGTTAATACGGACTTTGGTATATTTGGGCATTTCCGGCGTTGAAGTGTATCCCTTTGCGCTTCTTCCGATAAAAACAGAATCAGACATATTTTTTGCCGCCTTTCCACCTTGCGGGTTTATTTCTGTCTTTGTAGTACAGCATACGCAAGCAGCACCGCAAATTCACAAGCGAGCGTTGCAATAACGCCGCCACAAAACGCCGGAAATGTAACCATGTTTTTTCACTCTCCTATTTCCTAATGATTCGTATACCGTGTCGGTACAGTAGTCCTGCAATGCGCCCGCACGTTTGCGCCATACGGTACGGGTATCTATCTCAAGCTCATCCATAAGGACATCAGCGCCGCGTTTCAGCTTATCGACATACAGCACAACAAGGATACGCTGATCTTCCGGGTCGAGCGTATCAAGCGCCCGGTATGCAAGCCGTACTTTGCCCTCAAAATAACGTAAATCAGCCTTTAGCCGGTCTATCCGGTCGAGAGCTGATACAAGCCATTCCTCGCGCTTGTTCCCGCCGCCCTGTACCGGTGTCGAGCCGGTCGTTGAGCTTTTAATAGACGTTAGCCGCGCCTGTTCCTCTGCGATCTCGTCCGGTATCTCGGCTATGCGCCGTTCGTAATACCGGAGTTTGGAAAGATCGTCTTTGCAGAGGGCTTCCATAAATTCATTCATTGCGCATACCTCCGAAAATTACCGTCTAACAAGCCGAAGCATTTACCGGCTTCCAGAATAAAATCATTGTGCCAGCGTTTGGCCGTCTGGTACGATACGAAAAGCGCCATAGCCGCGCCCTCTAATGAGTGGCTTTGCTTAAAGAAAACCATGTCAATAAGGGCTTGCCGTTCCGCTCCGTTTTTGAGCTTTCCGGTGTTCTCTATGGCTCGCCGTACCGCGTCATACTCTACGGCTTCAATGCCCGTCAGCTCGCGCAGCGCCGCCGCCTCTGCCGTTCTGGACGCTCCGCCGCCTCCGGCTGAAAAACTGTAATTCGGGGTTATGCTCTGATTCTTCATCGTTTGGAGCTTGTCGCAAAGCTCCGGGTATGCTCTAATTGCGGATTTCATGTAACCCCACCAGCGAAAGCGGGGCTTGCTCATGGGTCAATGTCCTTTCACCATTTCGATTTGTGCGTCGGTACATGAAAGTTTCTTACTTCCACCGTGAAAAGCTCTGCGCCCTGTTCGGCGGCGCTGCGTAAATCCTTGTCGATCTCCCGCGCACACCCTAAAAGGTTTTCGAGCTTCCCGGCGGCTTTCTCCGGGATGGTTGCCCCGCAATGGGGACACCTTGCCGCCATACCGTCATAGAGCGTTGACGCCGCCCCGCAGTTATGGCACTTGATCGTTACATAGCACATTGTTTCACCCCCCAATCATTCAAGCGGTCTCGCCGGTGTCGGCCAGTTGTCTATTCCGGCTTCCCCCGCGTAATTCCATATAACCGGCGTAAGGCTGTACGCTACGGCGTCTATGGTGTGGTTGTTCGCGTCGGGCAGTTCTCCGGTAATATTGCCGTCCTTGTCCGTCATGTATTCGTACTCCGTAAACTCTCTATAGGCGTTCGGAGTGCGTGCCGGGTCAATGATGATCTTACGGTGTTGGAGCCAATTTATACGGTATCGCACGGCGTCCGGGCGCTTATATGTCGCTCTTGCATCTATGCCGTTTGCACGTAGATCAACTATGCTTTTCGGCTCTGCGCTGTCGCAAAAAGCCACCATTCCGCCATCGGTAAGCGGCATAACCTTAGACCATGCTTTATACTTTCCCCGCATCAGCTCCGCAAGCTCTGAATTACGCAAGCGCCGCTTGTATATCTCATCCAGCAAATAAAGCTCTTCCGTCTTTCGGTTATAGCTCACGCGGATATAACAAGCGGGGTCTATCGTAAAGCCAAAATCAACACCGTCATAGAAGTATCCCATTCCGGCGATCTCTTCATCCGTGATCGTCCGTACTGTGACATTGGGGAATACCTCGCCGCCTGCGCCTATCGGCTCGCCCATGTATTCATGTCGGTATGCGTCAAGGTTAACGGCTTTCAGGTGTTCGGCTTCCTCTATGAACGCCTCGCCGAGCCATTCCGGGGGCATCATGGTATAGTCTGTGCGCACGGTCAAGGCTCGATCATCCGGCACGTTTACAAGCCGATTCATCCAATTGTTTAGGCTGATAGGCGGGTTAAACGTGCGGAAGATGGTAAACACCTTTCCGCCGCGCTGTACCGATTGCGTAACATTGCGCAGCGTTCTTTCTCCCGGAAGCTCGCAAGCCTCTTCATACCATTGATAGCGGAAATACGTCCGCCCCGGCGCTCTGATTGATTTTAGCTTTGTGGCCTCATCCAGACCGCGAAAGATAATCGCCTGTCCCGTGGGCTTGTACGTCGCTCTCATTGGGCTTGTGGTGAGCGTCCATAAATCCGACGCATCAAGCGTATCTATCGCCCATTCGATCTGTGCAAAGACGCTTTCCCGCAGCGTAGCGCCGACACGCCGGAAGCAAATACCGCTTGCCGTGCTGTCGTTCATTATGCCGTCCACGATTTCCAGAGAAGCAACGGAGGATTTACCGGAACCGCGACCGCCCGGAAGATTGTATATGCTGTGCCGCTGCGCCTGTATATCCTCATGGAGAGGGACGTATACCGGGGCTATATGCTGCGTTATGTCCCGCTGCGCTGCCCGCTCTTTCAGCTCGTCGGCGATCTTCTTTGATGCTTCGAGAGCTACGAGACGCTTTTCTATGTCATTCCTCATTGCTCGCCTCAAGCGCCTTTATGCGCTCCAAAACGTCCCCGATCTCTGTATACTTCGTACTATGGCGTAAGATTGCATCCGCAGCGTTAAGCCGTACTTGCGGCGATGCTTCGGTATTCATAACTATTTCCGCCATAGTAGCGATAGCGTTACACGTTGAGCTTTGAAGCATATCCCGTGCGGAAGTAATAAGCTCCATTCGCTGTGCGTTGTACGCTTTCATAAACTCCGGGTTTCGCTTTCGCTTGCTGATCGTGTCCTCTGTGCATCCTAAGCGTTTCGCCGCTTGTCGCTGCGTCGGACATTGCAAAAGCGCGTCTATAATATCGCTGTCTCTTATTCGGCTTCCCGTCCTAATACACCCCCTTTAATCTCCGGTTTCGCTCGAAAATTGGGCATAAGAAAGCACCCCGCAGTATTACGGGATGCTATTTCTTTATCTGCCCCGGATAAGCTCATTGAGCATAACACGCCCGATCTTGCTTTCCCGTTCCTCTTTCTCAAACTGCGCCGCGTACTTCTCAATAGCCGCGCCCACGCCGGAAAGATCGATTCTTTTTGCTGCAAGGTCTCTCTGTGCTGCTTCCCGCGCTTTCTTCTCTACGTTGCCAAGCTCGACGGAATCAAGCTGCACCGTGCGGGAAAGCTCTTTGTATCGCGCCTCGTTCGCCGCTCGCTGCTTCTCTTCCTGCCGCTTGCTGTATTCAGCCGCAAGGGAAGCATACGCCCGCTGATACTCCGGCGTGCTTCTCTCAAGCTGAATCTTTGTAGCCGCCCGGAGATAACTTTCATCGTCCGGGAAATCATCGCGGTTTACTGCATCCAGCGCGTTAAAGCTCCCGCCCGTCATGCGCTGCGTGAATGCCTCTCGAATTTCGCTCATGTTTTTCACTCCTTGTTAAACGCCCCTAAAGTGCGTCAGAATCATTTTTTCAAGTTCTGCGTCATTTGATACGCCCGCCACCATAGAACGCACTACAGCGGCTTTCTGCTTGTACTCGTGCAGCATTCCGATGATGTTTTGAATCTGTCCGGCGTTCAGACCTTCCACGGCTTCAAGAACCAGCTGCGCCGCTTTGTATGTCTGCATCAGTCTTTCCCCCCTCTCTTGTTGAATCCGCAGTTTCCATTGCATACCCCGTGGTAAGGCATCGGGCAGAGCTTACCGACGGCGGGGGAGACACAGACGCGCATACAAACATACTCCCCAAAATACGCGCATTCTTTCCCGATGCAGTCCGCCGCGCCGTTTCTCCCGTCACGGAGAGGGCAGAACACGCCGCCCGCCTCTTCAAACACCGCCTTTGTGCTTTGCTTCATTTTCCTTTTCCTCCTTTGTCCTCTTTATCCTGTTCGTGCTGTCCGCGCACGCCTCCGCAGCTTCGCGCCCGAGCAAGATTTCATATACACGCAGCTCCCGAACGTTGCCGCACATAAAGTGAAATATGCGGTAATCACATCCGGGGAAAAAGCGCGTTCGGAAATACTGATCTATCATTGCCGGGTACATATCCGCCGTGTAGTCGAACATATCCCGCCCGCCGATGCTTTCATCCTTTGCGCCCGTGTACGGCATCCGCTCCATGATACGCCGGATGTTTCCGCATCCTACCGGCGGGTGATCTTCTCCGCGCTTCTCGGCGTACCGGGAAAAGAAATGCTCAAAGATTGCTATGTACTGTTCCAGAGAATACCGGTTTACGGTGTCCTCCATGCTGTCATACGCCTTTTTCGCTGTCATGCGGAAGATTCTAAGATTCATTCTGTCCGTCCTTTCGTGCGGAATGTTCCCATTAAGCCGGGAAATGTATGCATTATCCGGGAAGATGCAAACAACATCGGGGAAAATGCATACATAACACAAGCGCAGAAGTGCAAACGCCCCGCGTTTGTGCTTCCCTTTAAAAGCATCCCGTAGGATGCTTGTCCCCCTTTACAGGGGGACGTTGCGGCTGTGGTTGTGGCTGTGGTTGCGGCTGTGGTTGTGGTTGCGGCTGTGGTTGTGGTTGCGGCTGTGGTTGTGGCTGTGGTTGGTTGGATTCCTCGACGTTATTTGACGTTTGTCAACGGTTGTCAACGTTCGTTGACTTCTTCGTTCTCGATCTCGGCAAGGCGACGTTTTATGTATTCTCTTTTTGCCTCTACGTCGTTCGGGTCTATGCCGTGTGCCGGTGCGTAGTTTCGTGTAAAATCGCTTGCAAGGCCGCTTTCTCTGCTCGCTTGCTTTTTCCTCTCATAACGTCGTGTGTCTTTGTCCAGTTTGTCTTTAATCATCGGCCACGCAAATTTTAATTGCGGCTCGTCCGAAAAGTCCGGTATCCATCCGTACTGTGCATAATTACGAATCGTAACGCACATTATTTGGAGGTCTTCGGGGTCTAACTGCTCTAAAGCGTCGAACACTTCCCAATAGAGCAAGACGCCGGGTTTTTCCGTCCCTCTCATTTGTCCGCGCCCCCGCGCTTTTCCAAAAAGCGCTTATAGTCTGCCTCTATGCAGTCTATAACACACGCAGCGACTGAGCGGGCTTCGTTGGACAGCGCGGAAATATCCGGCGGCGTGTTCTCGAAAGCGCTGTGCATGATAGCGTCGTACACTTCGAGGCGTTTTTCCGGGGAAAGCTCCTTGATACCGGAATAGTACGATTTGCGGATAATAATTGATCTCATGCTTTGTTCTCCTTCGATTATTTTATTTTTCTTTTTGTGTGGCGTCAGCACTCCAATTTCAGCGCGGCAATATAACACCCGCGCTTGATACGGTTGTACGCCCGGCGCTCGTTCTTCGTGAACGTCGGCAAATCCTCCGGCGTATCGCCGTCAATGAAGTAATCCGCGATTGCGTGAATTACCTTTCCTGCGCCCTCGTTGTCGAGCATTGCCAGCGTCTCGCACGATTCAAGAAAAAAGTTGAAATACTGCGGACGCTTATCCATCTCCGCAAAGTCTTTCGTGGTGATCTCCTTTGTTTCGTTCATGTTTTTATCCTCCGTTCTTTTTGTATGATCTTGTCAACCGCCGCTTTCGGCGTCGGGTCTGGTAGTCCGTAGGCGTTGCGCCGGTCTATCTGTTCCTCGATCTGCTTATACTCCCGGCGCTTCGCCTGATACCGTTTCCGGCTCGATTTGGACATAGTACCCCCTTGCGTGGCGCGTTTCCCCTTTTCAGAGGCCGCTAAAGGCTTTCGCTATGTACTGATCGAGCGTTTCAACGTCAATCAGAAAGTTTTTTCCGAGCCGTACCGACGGAATAGCGCCGGTCTTTACCAGCGTGCGGAAATAGTTTTTTGTAAGCGCGGAATCCGGGTCTTGCTCCTTGATGTAGTTGTATGCTTTTGGAAGCGTTCGTAATTTCGTCATGCTGTATTCTCCTTTCAAAGTCCGAAAAAATAAAATGAGCCTATCGCGTTCGCTCTGTTACCAAGCGACCGTAATAGCTCATAGGCTCATTCGTGCGGGAATTTCTTCCATGCACGTTTTGTCATTCGATTGCTTAGTATTATATCACGTTTTAGCCGATTTTGCAAGCCTCTATAGCCGATTCTATAGTATTTGCGGCCTTTTCTTTCGCCGTGTCTATCGCGTGGGCATATACGGAAAGCGTTGTTTTTGTGTTCTTGTGACCGAGAACGCCCGCCGCCGTTACTACGTCCGTACCGTTTGCGATCATAAGGCTTGCGGCGGTATGGCGGAATTGGTGGGACGTTATATGCGGGATAGAATGGGCCTTGCAGAATTTATTCATTAAGACGTTTACAAACTGCGGCGGAAGTATTTCCCCATTGTTGCGCGGGAAAACATAATCGTTATCCTGCCAATATCCGCAGAGCCGGAAGCGCTCTTCTATGTACCACTTCCTATACACCTTTAGAACGGATACAAGACTTTCCGCCATCGGAACATAGCGAGTATTTCCCGTTTTTGTAGGCCCGCAAATAACCCCGGTTGATTTTGTATAGGACGCTCCGGCATCTATCAGAATTTGCCGCTTTTCAAAGTCGATCTTTTCCCATTTCAGCGCGCAAAGCTCGCCGCGCCGCATCCCGGTATACATGAACGTGGATATTATGGCTTTTGATCTGATACATTCGTCGTCAAGCGCAGATATGACGGCTTTAAGCTCTTCCGGCTGTAAGCACTTCGGTTTCTTTTCTTCCTCTTTTACTTTCGGAACGGTTGCCCGCCTTGCGGGGTTATACATGATAAGCATATCTTTTTCCGCTTCGTCGAGAACCATTTGAACGAATACATGATGCTTTTCTATCGTTTCGTTAGATAAACTATGCTCGCCTTTCTCCAACCGGAAAAGCGCGGAAAAATCCTCGCCGAGTGCTGCGGCAATTCTACGCCAGATGCTTCGGTAAGTCTCTGACCGTTACAAGCCGCTTTTACAAGTTGGTGATATATCCCGCTTTCCTTGATAAATTCGCTTTGCTTGCCGCGCTTTTCGATAAGCGGGCGTATTTCGACTTTCGGATAGCAATAATTCAATTCGAGCTTTGCGCCGGGCTTTGCAAGCTGCGCGTAAAACTTGTTTATGTGGTGCGGTCGAATGTCTACGATCCGCATTGAACCGATAGCGGCATATATCCGCACCTTTACCCAATCGTAAATACGGAGAGTACGGGCGGATACTCCCTGCGCCTTTTTCAGCTCTATGAAATACTCTGCATATTCTTGAAATGTCCGGCTATCGTCCGGTCTAAAGCCGAGTTCTATTTGCCTCTCAAACTCATATGCCGCTTTCTGCACGGCCTTTTCCATCTGCTTTTCTGTCATAGGCTTGTCCGGCGTCCACGTCATATAATGGCGTATCTGCTTGTTTCCTGCGTCCCTGCCGCGTGATACAGTTACCTTGTAACTGGTATCGCTTATCTTCCGTATGCTTGCCATTGGGTGAGCCTCCTTTTTCTTTTACGCCGTGTTATCCGCTTTTGGTTGTGGACACCCCCGTTTTGATTTCGCGGTAATTGATTATCATTTCCCGCGCTTCTCCGCATCGGCGGCAGGGAATAATAACGCCCTTGCATACCGCGCCATCACGAACGGGGAACATCTTTTGATTGCAGACGGGGCAGAGATACCACGGCTGTCCCTTTATCAGCTTTACCATGTATCAACCTTTCCGGCGCACATTTGGCGCACAACGTAGGTAATACGGCTTGTTTTTTATGGTTTGCGTTAAACCGCAGAAACCATTGGAAAACCTTTGTTTTATGCCGCTTTGTGCGTCGATGATTGAACACGGTTTGATATAGTTTAACTAAAGTATGTGTAAATATCAATACCGCAATATTAACTAAATATAAATGCACAAAGCCGCCGTATTTACCGAAAACCATTGAAAAAGGATGCTCAAACGTGCGCCCCGTTTTTACCGTGGCGCACGTCCGGCGCACATCAGCCGCCAACCTTTACCCCCTGCTCTGCTGCCTGCTCCTGCAAGGTCATAATGAGCGCTTCATAAACAATGCGGCTTGCGTTCATAAATCCCATGCAATACGCCTCGCTGCTGATCCACGCCATTTTCTTTATCGTTGGCCACTTTTTGAATGATCCCTCTGCACCGTCTGCCTTTTCCATTGCTGCGGTGCGTTCTCCGATTTCCTCCAGAAGATTATAGGCTGATTCCTCGTCCATCTGCGCTTTTACGCTTTCGTAAACTTTCAAAAGCTCGTCATCGCTGGGAATCTCTAAATCAATAATTCCGTTAAAGTCGATTTTCATTTTCCTTTTCACCATCCATCAAGAATTTAGCTAAGTCCTCGCTTATATCGTCCGGCGGGCATTCTTCCAGCAGCTCCCGGACTTTGTTTTTAAAATCCGCATAAGAGCCGACGCCGGATGCTTGATACACGCGCCCCAGCTCGATACCGTCCCGGAATGCCTCGCCCTCTGCTTCGTTCAGTACGTCCATAAGCTCCGCGTATGTACGATCATCCATCCGCTCTGTTATAGCTTCCAGACCTGCGACCGTGTCCGCGTTCCGCTGCCGGACGTAATGAATATCCGCATCCCCTAACAGGGATTCTATTTTTGTAATCCGTATCACGCTCTCACGCCCCTTTATTCGCGTTCTGCGGTCTCGGTAATGTCTGTGCATTCCCCGACCGCAAAAGCGCCGTGTGGCGCGTTGTGTGGCGTTAAACAAAGCGTAGACGTGCCGGTGATCTCTCCGAACGTCAATAGACGCTGCTGTATGGCGGTATAGATTTCCTTGTATGGCTTTCCCGCCGCTATCCCGGCGCGTATCTCTTCCGCTATCACCCGCTCAATGAGCATTAACGCCGTCAGCTCTTCGACGTGGGCGCGGTCTCTGTCCGTGATTCCCGCCGCCTTGTTCGCTATCCGGGAGATCGACGTATAATACCGTACCGCGTGCTTTGAGCCTTGCCCCGTGGCGTACTCTACAAGCTCGCGTATCGCGTCCGTCTCCTGCTTGCGTACCGCCTTTGTAAGCGCTCGCGTATCCTGCCATATCGGGCTGTTGCGCTCCAACAGAAGCGACCGCATAGCGTAGAACTGTTTTACAAGCTCTTTCTTGAACGCCCGTACCGTCTCCGTGTTCCGGGCGTAGGTCATTAAAAGCGTTGCTTGCTGTTCGTTCAAGTGGTACACCGTGACGCTCTGAACGCCGCCCTTTGTCTTTAAGGGTGTGATTTCAAATCGCACCCTTCCGAACTCTTCAAGGTCTGCCTTGTGGGTCTGGATAAGCCGGTTAACCGTGCGGCGATTCATCCCGGCGGCTTCGGCTATAACCTCGCTCGTGGTGTATGGCTCTTGTGTCGGCGCTTGCGACTTCCAGAAAACAAGCTGTATTGTTTTGGGCATAAAAAACCTCCTTACAAATTTCCGCTTGCAAAGAGGCTTGAAAAGGATATAATAAATTTATCCTCAAGCCCCTTGCGCAAGCCTCCTTGTTTGTGCAAGCCTCCATGCTTGCGGGTGTCAAGCTCTTTGCCTGTTGCTTTGGTCGGCTGTCAGGCAAGGGGCTTTTTATTCGTCGTTCCTCCTTTCTCTTTTTCCGGTCGAGCCGGTGATCTTCATTCGGCCTCGATCTCGTCTATCCAGCAACGGACTTCCGGCCAGTTGATCGCCAGCGAGGACAGGACGGAATACACACCCTGCCGCATCGCGCGGTGTTCTTCTTCCGCTTCACGCTCGGTGTATTCGTCGGTATAGAACTGCTGCATCCGGCGGGCTACTTCGTCGTATACTGCCTGAATCTGGTCTTTCTCGAATTTAATGCCTTTCATTGCCTGTTCTTCCTTTCCGGGCGGTTTAGCCGCCGCCCTTCGGCTTATTCTGTCTCATAACCTCCGGAGCGAGTTACGGGTGCGTCCGTTCTCCCTCCTCGTCAAAGGCCGTTTCGCTAAATTCTTTCCAATACTGTTCTTCTGCATCGTGCAAGCACTCCGCCTCGCAAAGAAACATGAATTCATCGGGGGATAGATAATTCATTCCTCTTTCCGCCTGATACATTGACTCTTCATCCACGATATGAGGCTCATTCGTGCCATAAGTAGAAATTCGAATGTAATACTCTTCCATTTCAATTTCCTTTCTGCCTGTCGGCTGCCCTGTCGGGCGGGGGTTGTTTCTCTTGCTTACGGTCTCATTATAGTATATACTTGCTATATATTCAAGCCGCATGATGCACAAATATATAGCAAGCATATTGTATATTATGTATATAGCATTTATATATACTTGATGCTATAATCTCTTTTGAAAGGGGGTTACTTATGGGAGACAAATATACGGAAGCGCAGAAAAAAGCCTCTATTAAGTACCTAAAAGAGCGCACGGACAGCATACAAATACGAACGCAAAAGGGAACTAAAGAGCGCTGGAAAACTGCCGCAGAAGAGCGCGGGAAATCTCTTAACCAATTCATAGTTGACACGGTAGAAACGGAGATTAGCGCAAAAAAGAGAGCGGGGAATAAACCCCGCTCTTTCTGTTATCTTTCTCAGTCCAAAAATGGACGCAGTAAATAAACCGATGCAAAATTGCATTGGTTAAAATGCGTCTCCATGGTTCGGATTGTCCGCATAATCATAAAGTGCGGCTTTCCGATCAAAGCGGCAACGTCCCGGCTGTTTGTCACGATCTGCCCCCGGTACTCGAATACCGGAAGCGCGGACAGGTGAATCATGTCTTGCTTTTCGGGCATAGAATAAGCCCCCTTTCAAATAGTTCTTGACCTTTGAAAGAGGGCATAGTAAAATGATTTATGCCCCCCTTGCAAAAGGTCGGGTTCGGGTCTCTCATGCTGTCGGTTCCGGCAAGTTCTTTCAGCATGAGAGATTTTTTAGTTTTCTTGAGACAAAAGCAAGTGTATACCTTTTCTTATCGCTTCGCCCCTGGTTATTCCGTTCCGTTTGCAGTATTCTTGCAAGCGTGCTTCGGTTTCTGTATCAAGGCGGACACTATAACGAATCTCTTTAGGCTTCTCCGCTTTTGGTCTCCCTGTTCGTGGTGACACGTTAACACCTCACTTTCTGTCACGCATTAAATATACTATTTGCGTGGCAAAAAGTCAATAGAAAAATAATAAAAAATGGAGGGGAAATCATGGAATATACTGTTTTGTTTCTTCATGGCCGCTGTATAGGTACTTCCCCGCCGATAAACGGAAAGTATTACGACCGGCGAGATATTATCTATGGAGCGAATACGATCATATCAGACGGCAAGAAATACGATCTCACGAACAAGGATTCTATTTATTCAATCGCAATTCCGAGTTATGACAGATACAGTAAAAACGCCGTAAGTGAAGAGTTGGGCGTTACCGGCTATCTTGAATATGTTTTGAAGATGAGGGCATCCGGCTATAAAAATTCCGGTAACAATGATCTTTGCTATGCCTGTTTGGGCATGGCAACGTATCTTATGGCGCACTCAACACGGGAATGGAATTACGAGGACTATTTCCGTATATCTGACTGGCTGGAACGTGATGGACGGTACAATCTCGCCGAACGTTGGGTAAATTGGATTCATGATAACGTACCGTCCCCAGAGGACAAGACGCTTGCACAGTTTAGAGAGACATTGAAGAAATGCGAATTTATTGGAACGGATTTAATAGAGCTTGCATATAACGGCGGTCAATGCGGAACGGTTGCGAAGTATCAAGGTCGTGTATACAGCATCACCGGAAAAGACAGGGATTTTCCCATTCTTCCGGCGTTCATAAAGCGGCAGGGCGCAGTAATCCCCCCTTATGGCGGCGCATCGTTTTTCCCATTTGTTCGTGGTGTAAACACTATGCAATACAGATGGAAAGAAGTAAATCCGATGTCCGCAAGCTGGCGGCCTTTTGTCGATGACAGAACAAAAGCAGATAAGGAAGCATACGCAAGCCGATATATAAAAATTGAGACAGAAAGAATAATGAAAGAAAACGGCAAATTATACGACAGAATAAAAAATGCGCTGCCGGATATTTGCCCTAAATCCATTTCGACCTTTTACCGATGGCAAGAGAAGAAACCGGAAAAATACGCGGCTATCGTTTCCGCTGCGTCCGCTCTCGGACTGTCTATCCCCGAACAAAATCCGAGTATCGAGGTAGTAGAGCCACCAGACCCCGCGCCGAATTATTGCGGAAAATAAATATAAGCGGGTGCAAAACTGCGCCCGCTCTTTCTTATTCCCCGATCTGCCGCCGTTCCTTGTAATGTCCTCCTATAATAATTCCGTCTGCATTTCCTCCGAATCTGCAAGCATAAAGGGAATAAATGCAAACATTTTTTCGTTTTCTGCTTACATTTTGGGGATTTCTGCAAACATTATCGTTACGTTAATGTATCATTAACGAAAAGCCGTGGGTTATTTGGCTTTCTTAAAAAACCGTTGGCTTTTTTGGCTTTCGCCCCCGATC